TTCAACTTATCCGTTTGCTGCAAGGTAATTTGTGCGGTGTGTACTGTCGGCATAACCAATGCGACCTTGTGCGTCTTCATAAATGTAGCCAAGCCCTGAAGTTGCTAGGGCTGAAACCAATGAATAAACGTCCGTGCGGTTTGATGATCTAGCCGCCAATTCATAATTGCCTGGACGGTCAATTTCGCCCAACCCTGTGTTTTGAGCATTTGCCCAAGTTGTTGTTGGGTCATAACTTGCCCATGTCAATGCCCCTGGCACTGAATTCCAAGCACCAAACAAAACCGCTTTTAAAATGTCATAAATTTGATCACCGTCAAATTCTTTGGACAAAACACCGTTGGTCAACGCCTTTGGCAAACGCGCCAATGCGCCCAACGCGGTAATTGAATAAGTCTGTGTAAACATGGTGTTGCCAATGTCTTTGATTTCCAAACCTATGTCAACAACGTTGCCACCAAAAATCGGAACAAATGTGCCTGACGTGTCTTTGATTGAGACGCCAATGGTTGAATTTATACTGACGGGAACAATTGCTTGGTTAACGTCCAACAATTCAATGTTGACGTAACCCGCTTGGGCTTGTTCGTAAATGTTACGACGCCCGCTTGTAATAGTTAAATTGGCAAGAATCGCCGTTGTATAAGAAACACCGTCAATTTCAACAAGCCAAATTGGATTCCATTGCGTCATGCTGACAAACCTGCAAAATTAAGCGCCCCGCCTGTCCCGCGATAGAATGAATTATTCATAGTGTCGGCAATTGTTCGGGCAGTGCCTTCAGGGTCAATTGCACCGTTTACACTTATGTTGACAACCGTTGCACCTTGATTTGGGTTGAAACCTGTCAAATTGTTTGAACCCGTTGAACCTGACGTGCCTTTGGTTAACCTGTCGGCTTGTTTGCTTAAAACGTCAAATTCCTTGACCAATGCGTCCAATTCTTTTTGACCCTGTTTTCTATTGATTCCACCCGTTTCGACCAAAAATGTTAAATCGGTCAATTCCTCTGAAACATTGGTAAGTCTGTCAACCAAGTCAAGAAGGCTTTTTGCACCCGTTGGCGAACTACTGCCGCCGCTAAATCCACCATTTGAACTACTACCACCGCCAATGTTACCGCCAATGTTACCGTTTGACCCACCAGCATTACCACCAAAAATTCCAAGCCCGCCACCAAGTATGGTGTCAGAAAAGGGTGTTCGCGTGCCGTCGCCAAGATCAACATTTGCATTTGAGTTGTTAGCCAATGCATTTGCAGCGGATAAAACGCCAGCGGCAAGAGCAACCGCACCAACGCCCAATAGTGGGTTAAGAGCAAACGCAGACGCTACGCCAGCGACTAACGCTGAAGCCTTCAACGCGTTGTATGCCATAATCAATGACTTAATCAAAGCAATTGTTGCAGTTACACCTGCGGCTATTTTTGAGACAACAAAAACCGTTGCAATAATTCCCGCCGTTGCAATTAAAACTTCTTTGAAATCAATAACGGTTCTAATAACTTTTTGAACTTGCTGACCAAATTTGAATGCGCCTTGTGTGCCTTCTTGTGTGGCTTCGGTAAGGCTGCCCGTACCAGTTAAAGCGCCAATAAAAGTTTGCAAATTCGGAACTGCCTCGTCAATTAAAAACTTGGCTAATCTTTCAACAATTGGCAACAACGCCGCACCAATAGATTCTTTGGCTTCATCAACGGCAATGCCAACGCGTCTAAATTGTGCTTCAGTTGTCAGTGCTTCATTTTCTGCAAAATTGCCAAAGGTATCAGTCAATGACTTAAAAATTGCGTCAGTGTCCCCGCCTTTAAGGATTGTTGAATCTAAACCTAAACCAAGCCGTCCAAGTGATGTCGCGTTTCCGTCGTAGGCTTTACCCAATGCATTTGTTACGGCTTCCAGCGGTTTGCCTGTTGCCACTGAAATGTCCAGTGCAAGGTTCAATAATTCTTGGGCTTTTTCTGTGTCGTTTGTTGATCTAATTAAACGTGCCAGGGCTGGTCGTAGTTGGTCGTCAGTTACTCCGACGGCAATGGAAGTTTTGTCAATGTATTTTGAAACGGCTACAATTTGAGCATTTGTTGCATTTGTTGACGCGCGAATTGTTTCTTCAAGTTTGCGTTGGGCTGATTCGTCAGCCAATGCGTTTTTGACGGCTGAGACTGCAAACGCCGTTGCTGCGGTTGCTGCTACGGTAAACGCCACCGCGGCTTTTTTGCCAAAGTCTGTCAACGTTTTGGTGTAGTTGTCAGTCGCCTTTTCGCCTGTTTTAAGACTAGAAACTAAATTGCTGACGTCCCCAAGAATGGAGAGTTTTAACGTGCGACTTGGTGCTGCCATTTTAATCGTCCCACTTCTTCAAGATTGTTGAAAATGATTCTTCCCAACGCTTTACAATGTCGGGCTGGATACTGCGCAAGGTTGGGTAAATAAACCAACCGCGTGATCCGCGACCTTCACGCCCTGACCAAACTGGGAATTGCTTGAATTTGTTTGAACCGAATTCATTGCCGCCCCAAAGTTGTTGCGTAGTTCCCCCACCACTAAATTTTTGACGGGCAAAACCATAAGAAATTTCACCTATTTTGGACGACTTGGAAACCACTGCCCCTTCAGCAATTCGGGTTGCAGAAATTTGACCTTTACTGCGTTGACCCGCCGCAGCGATAACTTTACCCTTGACAAAATCAGCCAATTCACTTGACGTTGTTTTGGCTTGGGTAACGGCTTGATCGTCCATTGCTTTGAACGCTTTTAAGATTCCGCGCAAATCTTCTTTGTTGTAAGCAATTTGTTCACTTATCACTGTTGCGCCTTTCTAAAATGTCCATTGCAGTCATGATGTCTTCGGCAGTTTCAAAACAATTTGGGGGTAGCCCCGTCGCCAGGGCTACTTCCCAAATCAGTCTTGTAAGGCTTCCGACTGCGAAACTTTTGGGTTTTCGTTGTCACCAACCAGCACGTCAGAAATTGTTTCTGTCCACACTTCGATTGGCTTAACTGGCTTTCCAGCCGCTTCACGCTTCATGGCGTGATAGGCAAGAAATACCAAATCCGAAATTCCAATTTTATCTTGTGCATGAGAAATGTTGTTTCCCGTGCTTTTTTCCCACTTTACCCACTCAGGCGGTGCAGCAATGTATGTTGCTGAATCGCCGTTGTTGTATTCGATTGTGATTGCTAGTTTCATTTTTTCTCCCGATTGTTTGTTTTAGAATGTCTCAGATACTTCAGTGACAACGACAAATGATAGTGTGATTGTCTGTGCGTCGGGTGCAGTTCCACCCACGCTTGGATACACTGGCAAAACGCTGAATGCAAAAACTGCGCCTGTTGTAGCAGTTAGTGAAACCGAAATTGGCGCGTTTGGTGACGTCTCCATTGCAGTCCATAATTCCTCACAAAGTGAAGACGCTGCACCCCAGTCAGCCAACATTTCGACTTCAAATGCCCACTGGTTGTCAATAGTCTTGTATGCCTTACCGTCAAGCGTTTGGTAAGTCTCAGTTGTTGGTGTGTTGGTGAGTGTTGCACTGGTCGCTTGTGCGTCGTAAGAGTCGTTCCCGATCGTCAAGACAAGATCGCGACCCGTGATGATCGTAGTTGCCACGTTTTTTCTCCTTAGATTGTTTGAGTGTAGTACGTTGAAACGTTGACGTCTGCAACAAGCATTGGTGATTGTCCGACTTCCAACACTGTTGGTTTGTCAACGGTGTCAACAACGTATCCTGACGGCAATGCCGTTAGAATTCCTATGATTAGTTTTTCCAGGTTATCAAGTGAACCTGCGTTGCTATTGGAAGCAACAATTGCAGTGATTGCAAAATTGAGTTTGACCTTTGTGCTTGCCTTGCCTATCAAAACCACTTCCATGTACGGCGTTGAGGGAACAATTACAATGGCTGGAGGAATGGGCGACTCTGGAACGCTTGGATAGACGTTTGCCGCTAGGGCGCTAAACGCGTTGGATAAGGCTGAACGAGTTTCAGCGATTGAATTGGCTGGCATTTACTGAACGACCGTTTCAACGTCCAGGTACGGCATAAGTAATGAAGAAACTCTGTTGGTCAATGACCGACCCATGCGGTACGGCGTACTTGCAAAATCCACACCTTCGATTTGTCCACCTGCCGCGACGCGACTTTGAAAGACCTCGACGCTTACCGCCAAAATGGCTGATTCTATTGCTGGCGTATTGGCGTAGATTGCTGCGGCTGAATAGCCTGACAATGTTGCAACGCCTTCGGGAATAATGTCGCGCTCTGTTACGTCGGCTGACGTAATGGCTGCGGTGAAATAGAAATTGGCAGTGTCAACGACTGTGACTGTTGCCGTGAATGGTGCTGGCAAACCAGTGACGACAATTGATTGACCTGGGACAAAATGGTGCATGCGTTGGGTGTAATACGTCGCCACGTTATTTTTTAAGCCATAAGCACTGACTGCCGAAGTGTTTGCCACAAGCATGGGCAAAATCACGGCTTCACTTGTGTTGATTATTTCGTCAAGATAACTGTCACTGTATAAAGAAACGGACACGCCAAGCACCGTGCGCAATTGACTTGCAGTGACAATGGCTGGCATGTCCGTTTCCTTTCGATCGGCTGCGGCGCGTTCGGGAGTGACCGCGCCGCATGTCTAGTTTTTACTTGTTGTTACGGAATGCACCGTTCGCAAGTTTGATTGCACAAGCCCCGAATGAGTAAATTCCCACGGTAATTGAACCGTCGGCTGTTGACTCTGAACGCAATTGGAAATTGCTTGACTCGTACCATGTGTATGCGTCAGGGTTGACGATAATGAGTGAACCGTCATCTGAGCCACCTGGTGCTGAGAAGTCTGCGTATAGATCAAGACCAGCAACATTCCCACGAAGACTGTCAGGGCGCAATGCACCGCCAGCATTCTGAGGTTGCGCCGCAACGTAAATTGGGCGTCCATTGTCGTTCAATGCCATTGTGTTTGCCCACTGGCTGCTACCCATGATGATGTTGCGTGCAAAACCTTGTGTGTTTGAATAAACACTTGCAGCACCGCGTGAAACGTATGCAAGCAATTCAGCAGCAGTTGGGAGTGCCGCTAAAGTTGTTCCGTCAATAGTTGCGTTTGCAACAAGAATTCCATTGACGTATGCGTTCTGTGCTTTAGCAAGCGCACTAACCATGTTTCTCAATAATTCGTCAAAAAATAATGGTGAAGACCTTTCGAGCAATTCAACCGAGAATTTTTGCTGTCCCGCCATTTTGACCACGGGAACCGAAATGTGCTGGCTCTCTTGGTCGGTATTTGAAAACGGATCAGTTTCCGCGGTTACTGCAACAGTTGGCATTGCAGTAATTTTTGGAATTTCAAAAGTCATTCCTGCGTCTGGCAAGGTTCCACGGCTGATCGCTGAAATGCTAGGTCTTTCCGTATTACCCAACCCGTTGATAATTTCTGTCAATTGGCGCACTGGCACGAGACCAGCGTTATCAGTTGTTGTTGCACCATTGTTTGCAGCGTGAACATAATCGCGAGCGTCTAGGTCACCCATTGACGCGCGAATTGTGTTTTCTAAGTATTTTGCACCTGTGACTTCAATGCGTGGCTTTGATGTAAACCCACCCACCTTTGGTCGCGCTGCGGCAGTGATTGATTCTGCGGCTTCTACCGTCTCGACGGCTTCCGCTTGTGTGACGGTGTTGTCCACTTCGTCTCCTTCTGTTGTTGGTGTTTCTTCCGTTTCAATTGTTGAATCGGAAACTTCATTTTCTTCTTCTTCAGTTGCAGCAACGGTTTCAACACGTGCTGAACGAATGGCTGGCTCTGATGTTAATGCAACGGCGGTCAATTCACCTTTCAAAATGCGAACTGTTCCGTCTTTAAGTGTTTCGTATTCGTCGAATGAAACTTCAACACTAAATCCGTCCCGCAAACCTTCGGCGGCTTCAACCAATGCGTCATTGCCCGCAGTTGTTGCAGCAATTTTGAATGTTGCCGTCATGTTTTGATCGGTGCTTTCAATGCTAAGTGTTTTTCCAATTCTGCGTGAACGATCATGTTCCAGGTTAAGTAGAACTGGTTTTGGTTCAATGGAACCAGCGGCAAATTGAACTTTGCCAATTGAAGCGTTGCCAGTTTCCTCGAAGGTCACAATTGTTCCTGTAATTGTGCGACTATTGGAATCGGCAGCGGTTATTTGAAACGGTGTAATAACTTTTTTCATAGCAGCATGTCTTCTTCCTCGCGTATTTCATCAATTGACATTGCGCCAATTCGATTGAGTATTTCGTACACTTGCGCACGCTCGTAAGGATTGCCACGCAAGAAATCGTCTAAGTCGAAAGACACCCGATTTCCAGCGGGGGTGAAATCCGCAAAACTGAGCCTTTGTTCAATAATTGACATGTAATTTCTAAACGCAAAATCAACCAGGTCGCGTCGTTTGTCCAGCGCATTTGAGTATGTGAATGTTGTTTGTTGGGCGTCAGTGAAATAAGCAGGTAAACCCGCCGCCCTGGATAATTCAAGCGCCAAATAATTTCTTGCCTCATTGAGTTGCAAATTCTTTGGGTCGTATCCAATTGTCGAAAGATCAACGTCGGCGTTCAAATAAATAACCGATTTTTTGGCACGGTTACGAATTGCACCAAGTAACTTTGAAACGCGATCGGCTGGCAATGACGTTCCGTTTGATTTCAAAACCATTTGTGGAATTGGGTCGGCTGCAAAATCTAGGGCAGCGCGTTCCAACGCGGCAGCGGCGCGAATTGTGCGACCAGCGCGATTTAGCAAACCTTCTTGTGCGCCAGCGAAAACAACCAAATTTGCTGGGTCAACATAAGACCCGTCAATTGAGTACGAAACAATTTCTGTTCCAATTCCATTTGTTTGAATTGTTACGCGTTCGGGTGCAACACGTTCCATTGCACGAATTTTTCCTGTGTCTGCATAACGTTCCATGACGTAGGCATAAGCACTTGGAAAGAAAAACAAATCTGAAATAATCCATGACCAAAACGTTGTTCCTGGAATTCTTGGGTCAGGTTGGTTAATCACACGCGGTTGCGTAACTTTTTCGCCTGTTGCTTCATTGCGTGTGTGCATTGGTAGTGAAGCAACGGTTTGAATAATTCCTAACGAACGTGCAACCGTTGGAATAGTCATTGCTTCAGATCGGATTGCGCTAGTTACACCCGAAAAGAAAAGTTGCCCCTGTTCGGGGTAGTACGGGGCGATTGCGGCTGCGTCAACCGAAGCGGCAGTGACGGCTGCCGTCGGCTTTGTTGGTACGAACAAATCTAATAGACCCATGTCTAAATTGTGTCAAACTTATACGTTCAACCCACCATTATGTCAAGATCATTCTCCTGGCGTGTCGCAAAATGTGAAACGAGCGAAACTGCCACTGCACCGCAAACGACCGACTTTGACGCACGCCTTCCAATAACCCAACCGCCGTCTCCACGGCGCAATTGCACGGCTGCCAAGATTTCTTCGGTCAATTGTGATTGCCCCCTATGTTTCAGACGACCGCTATTGATCGCCGAAAGCATTTCGTCACACGCTTGTGGATAATCGCCGTCCATGTCGAAAATTGCAATGCCAGCGGGTGCAAGACGCGCCGCGACTGCGCCAGCGGTGCGACGACTGTACAAAACGTATTCGGTCGGGTACTTGCGCGCATAGTCTGCCAATTCGTTGGCAATTGCTTTGTCGTCCAATTGCAAATCATTTGACCAAGTGTGCAGCAATTTGACCACAAATGATTCCTCGCCCAATTTTTGCGCGCCAACCAAACTTGCGTGTTTTCTATCGGGTGAAAGATCAATTGCCAGCCAGGTTTGCTTTTCGGTGTCCAGGTCAGCGGTTTTGTCTAGGCAGTTACCCCAGGCGGCTGCGTCCACCGCGCTATTGATTGCAACGACCCAACGACACAAGACTTCGGTCATCACTACGTCAGGCGGGTCATTTAAAACGCTTCGTATGTTGTCCGCGTGAATTGTAATTCCCATTGCTGGATTTGCCCACTTGGCGTTTTCAATGCTTATTTCGTCAGTTGGTGCTGACCATTCAAAATAACCAATTTCATCTTCAGCGCCAGCAATTTTTGCAAGCGCCCGTTCACGAAACGAATTCAAAACCAAACTTGAATGATCGCCCGCGTTTGTGTACGCCATAACCAATGGATTGGGTGCTGCCATAAGTGTGTACCGCAATGACGCAAAACTTTCCATGTCTGACATTTCGCGCAATTCGTCCAAGTGTAAGGTTGACGGGCGCGAGACACCGCGAGCAGCCGACCCACCAGCCTTGACTATAAAGCGCGTTCCGTGGATTGTCTCGATTTCTTCCGCGCCATGCGCCCAACGTATCCGCTTGACCTGTTTTGCCAATGAGTCGTTGGATTCGATAACACCAACCAACGCTCTAAATTGTTCCAGGCTTGTTGCCAGACGGTGTGCCGACCCAATTTGCAATGGCTCGTTCCACAAAAACAAACCGCCAAGAATTCTGATTTGTTGCAAAAAACTTTTGCCATTCTGCCTGGCTACACACACCACGTTCACGGGGGTCGCCCAACGCCCGTCAGGTTTTACCTTGTGCGTATGTTCAAGCGCAAATTTTTGCCACGGCATGAGTTCCACGCCGATCGACGACGCCAAATCAACCAATTCAAGCCCGCGAGACGGTAAATCATTCAGTGGCGTGTGGATTCTTGGGGTTTCAACACCAAAATGAGCGTTTTGCCGCTCTGTGTCTCTACCCAAAACCGTTTGAAGCCCGTTTGAGCCACTTTGAGGCTTCTTGGGTTGTTTGGTGACCTTCTCAGTCATTTTCGTGGCTTCTCGAGTCGTTTGCGGGGGGAACAAGACCAG